AAACTTTCTGCTTCAAAGAGGGGAAAACCTAACTTAAAACTGCAGGGGCAAAAACGCACGCAGCAGCAGAAGGAAAATATATCGGCAGCAACAAAACTGGCGATGTCAAGAATTACACCTGAGGAAAAAGCAATCCAGTCAGAAAACAAAAGAGTAAAGCGTCAAGAACTGATTACTTCAGGCTGGATTAGCCCGTTGAAAGGTACCGTATGCCCCCAACATGTCAAAGAAAAGATTAGATCAACTACCTTGACAACCTTTGCTAAAAAACGAAATGAATGGCTGCAAGAGCTTGACGCTCGCCTAGCTGCCGACAACATAACAGCTTTATCTTTAACAGCGCAAAATGTAAATTTAGTTTGCAATAACTGTCAGACAAATTTTACATTCACACGTCAGTATTTTTCTCCCAGTTCTCAGCTTTACCATAATAGCAGAATAGAAAAAATTTGTCCAAGCTGCTACCCAAGAGAAGTTAAAAAATCTAAACTGGAAGTAGAATTACTAGAATGGTGTCGTTCTGTTAGACCAGATCTTCAAATACTTAGTGGAAATAGGACAGCTATTTTTCCCTATGAGTTAGACATCTGGATACCAGAGCTAAAAATTGCAATTGAGGTGACTGGCACATATTGGCATACTGAGAAAGTTGCAGAAAAGTACAACAGAACAAAATACCATCTTTATGAAAAGTACCTTAAGTGCAAGGAAAATGGTATTCGCCTTTTTACAATTTACGAGGATGAGATTGTCACGCAGCGACAGATAGTTTTGTCGAGGTTAAAACACCAGCTGTGTAAGACAGAAAAAGCTTTGTATGCCAGAAAATTTGAAATACGTGAAATACCAGCAAAAGTTAGCAGCACCTTCTTAAATGAAAACCATATTCAACGTGCTGACAGACCATTAATTTCTCTAGGTGCTTTTTTAAATGATGAGCTGCTAAGCGTTATGACTTTCAAGAAAACAACGTTCGTCAAAGGAGGAGATGGATCTCAAATTGAACTTAGCCGTTTTGCATCCAAGCTGAATGTTAGCATTGTTGGGATAGCTTCAAAATTTCTAAGCTTCTTCAACAAAAATTTCAACCATGAAAAACTTGACATCATTTCTTACAGCGACAATAGATGGTCGGATGGCAATGTCTACAGACAGATAGGCTTTAAACAGATATCTAACTCCAAGCCCGGTTACTTTTACGTTTATATGAAAAGCGGGGAACTTCAGGGAATTAGGATTCACAGGTCAAACTTTATGAAGCACCGACTTGAAAAAATATTTCGCAAAAAGATGGATCTATCACTTTCTGAGTATGAGCTTCTTCAGCAAGAAGGATATGACAGAATTTGGGACTGTGGAACTACTAAATGGTTACTATCAAGCGCATAGCTTCTTGTCGCTTATGCGATAAATAGCAAGCGCGCAAAGTAATAATCCATGCAAACATTCAAGCAATTCCTAACTGAAGTAATGGATATGAAGTTGTTCATCAACCTCATAGACAAGCTTGCATCTAAAACCCCACGCCCCTATCTTTACTGTCACTATGATGGCGCCCATCATGAGGGTTTCTTAGAAGGTGCTTCACAGGCGAGTAATTTTTCAGTAGCTGTAGACTATAAGATGTGGAGCACTGATGAAAACACCTACATACCGGCTACGATGTATGTGTATGAAGAAGATCTAGGCCGTTTCTATATTGGTGAGTATGACCGTAGAAAAACTCTAATGTGCAAATACAAGGTTGACGAAGATCAAAAAATCTATGCCAAGCAGATATCTGACGCCCCAGAATGGTCACCTTCTTTGGCAGAGTCAACTTACAAGATAGGTAAGATAACCTTCAGCGCTCGTGATGGTTTAGGATCGGTGCCAAGCAACGCAAATGTTTGGTACGAAGGATTTGTCGCGACGATGCGACCATCTACTTTCTTACTGCTTGCACTTGATGATGAGGGACATCAAGAGCCAACTTCCAAAGACATTGAAGCTCTCGTGGAAAAAGGGTATGCTATTGGAATCCCATTTCTTGAAATTGAATTTGATGAAGATGGAAATGAACTTCCAAGAATTAGGGGGCATGAAGGCCGCGGAAGAATGCGGATGATAAAGAGAGTTCTTGGCGATCACCCTATCCCAGTCCACTTTTTCCTGCGTGGCGGATTAAGATCTCGGCATCTAACTCCCGAGATGACCGATGAAGTCAAGATGGGAATATTCGCTGAGAGATCCGACAGCATAGTCAGAAGACCCGTTGCTGATATTTGGGTTAATGGAAAGAAGGTCTAATCCAACACCCAAACGCTGTTTCCGCGATCGTAGATAGGCAGAAAACCGGCACGCGTCATATTTTCATCTTCTGACAGCATCTGATCAAACTGCTTACCAAGCCCAGTCAAAAGAGCGTCAAGCTTCTTTTTCTGGGTTTGATATCGCGCGTACGTTCCCAGCGTGTGGTGACACCACCAGTAAGAGGGTTGGGTGACGTGCGACAGCTTGAAGCCCAGCTGTTGATACACGTTGCCGGTACTCCAACACCGGTCGGCATAAGAGATTATCGATCCAGCTTGTTCCAACCTGAAGGCCTTGATGAGCTTAGCTGCTCCACCGACCACCGTCAAACCTGACTTGAAGCTCATGCGAATGAGCTCCCAGTTATACTTCTTTGCCCACCTCGGCCTACCAAAGGTGGCCACCGCAACGAGCTCACCTTGGTGTTCGAGTCCAAGGTGGATTGAGGCTCGAGCCGGTCCCTGCAGGTGGTGCTCCCACAAAAACCTGCTACTGTCTGCATGCTTAAGCACGATGACCTTGGTTTTTCTACCATCAATCCTTTCATTCTTACCGAGGATAGACCGCAGCCGTGACAGCACGTGGTTAGGCTTGTGGACCCATAGATGCTCCTGCAGAGTGATGAGCTTGATGCCTGCTTTCTCGCACAGCTCCAGCTTCTCCATCGACTTTGAGCGACTCTCAAACTTCGCCGAGTGCCAGTAGGTGCCGTCAAACTCGATTGCTAGTCGCTTCTCTGGTATCCAGATGTCAAGCTCCTTCGGCGCAATCACGGTACGGTCGCGACTTACCGCAGTCAGCCCAAGCTCCTCAACGAAATTGAGGATGCTCTGCTCTCCACGACTAGTGCCAGCTGAGCAAGTTGGGCACATTCGGATGCCGCGAAACGATATGTTGGAGGCGTATTCCCTACCGCACTTGTGCTTCCACGTTAGCTCGATGTCGTTGATGTTTGACGCTGGAAGAATGTCGATGGTTGAGGTGCACTCAACCTCAAATAGTTCTTCCATCTCCTTGATTTTTTTCGGCAAAAGCTCAGCGGTTTTCTTGAGCTTGGTTTCTGCAATCTTGAGACTGACCCCTGGGATGTGCCTAACTGCTTCAACGCCGTATTTTTCAACGAGCGCCCGTGTGAACTTATCGCCTGCCCACCTGTTAGGCATCTCATCCCCGTATTTTACCAGGTTTGTAATCTTGATTTTTTCAATCACAAGCTGCGACTTCATAGGGTGCTCAACACCCCACTTCTCAAGAGAAGTTTTTCTGTAGCTCTCCTGCTTGGTGCCAAATCGATAGGCGCATGACTTTCCACAGAAAGGCCTGTACCCCTGCTTGACTGACTGGTCCTTTCTAAGCTCAGGCTTTAGAAAGGGCTCCCAGTGAAAGCTGCTTAACTTGGTCCCGCAAGCCTGACATGAGGGATATTCAGTCAAGCCGTGAAGCACCCAGAACATTGCCTCGGCGGCATCTCCTTGACATGCTGGCACTCTACTCTTGAGTTCAGCCTGTATGTCGTCGGGCATGTATCTAACATGCCTCTTCTCAATCCAATTCTCAAGAGTTTTCATTTCATTTGAATAAGTTATTTCTTATCCTATTTATTCTAAAACCGCCGCTAAAACGCCACAAGCACTAAATACTAGGTTACAGCTCCAAACAGTTTGACAGGAGGTATAAAATGGCAACACTATCTAACTTCGGCATCCCAGGTGTAGGTCAAGGTATTCTTCATCCTAGGCTGAAAAACAAGTTCCGCATCACCTTCCTTAACATGGGTCAAGCTATTGCTGGAACTAAGTCACAGAACCTTTCTTGGCAAGTCACAAACATCACCCTGCCAAATCTGTCATTTGAAGAAGTAACCCTGCACCGCTACAACTCAGTTGCGTATGTAGCCGGAAAGCACACCTGGGAACCAATCAGCGTCACAGTTGAAGATGACATCACAGGTCTTGCCGCCACGGTTATCAAGGCTCAGCTTGAAACCCAGCAGCGCCTTATCGGCGTGGACCTTGATGGCCGCTGGTTGAACACAGCCCCAACTGGAGCCGACTACAAGTTTGGCGCTAAGATCGACCAGCTGGATGGTGATGAAGGCGTTGTTCAGACTTGGGTACTGGAAGGCGCGATGATTACCTCGGCAGATTTCGGAGACCGTGACTATTCAGCATCTGAGGCGGCAACTATCACGATGAACATTCGCTACGATCATGCTCGCCATGTCGAAAGTGGCCTATCATACGGAACCGCGCTCGGTGGCAATGTAGCAGCCTAAAAACTTGTGTTTTTATGAATTTGGACAACCTACGTGTTGTCCAAATTTTTGTCTTGAGGGATGATAAATACACTATGTTGACTTTGGAGTATCCTTTGGAAATGGATATTAGCAGCCTATTAGACAAAAATGGAAACCCTTCCAGTCGAAAACTAGTGCCGTCGGTTATTTCAGAATTAAAAGCAATGACTGCATGGTTAAATGAGAATGCGTCACCGGCAGAAAGACTATATTGTCTGCATCATAAAATTATGCAGCGAACTGGTTGCAAACACTGTGGAAATGCAGTCAATTTTAGATCTTGGAATGGTGGGTATTTAAAGTATTGCAGTATTTCTTGTTCCACACACTATAGACCGCAGAAACCCAAAAAGGAAAAGCCAAGACTTTTGACGCGAGAAGAAAAAATAGAAAGACAGACGCGAACAAACATGGAGAGATACGGTGTTGCTTGGGCGTGGATGAATAAGGAAGGAAAAGAAAAGAGATCTAAAGCAGTTATTTTGAATACCGCGAAAACCTGGATAAATGAGCTTCAAGCATTGGGCTATACTCCGCAATTCAGCGCCGAAGAATTTAGAGGAACACGAAGTTGGAATTTGGTAACTCATGACAAGTGCAATACATCATTTAATGTCAAAAAAATAAATTGGAAAACGTCCAAGGAAATTTTGTGCCCAACGTGCTGGACTCCTAGAGCTTCTAAAGGGCAGCATGATTTAGCAGAATGGCTACGAAGCCTAGGAGTTAAAGTTAGAGTTAATGACAGGAAAGAGTTCAAGGGGAAGATGGAACTTGACCTCTACATTCCCGATCACAAGCTGGTTATTGAGTACGATGGATTGTATTGGCACAGTGAAAAAGGCCGACCTGATATAAAGGAAAAAAGCTGGCTAAAATTTGAACAGCTAAAGAATGCAGGTCTGCGATCAATTATGGTTTTTGACTATGAATGGGAAAGTAAAACTGAAATTGTCAAGAGCAGAATTAAAAACGCACTAGGCGTTGTGGATCGGCGCCTAATGGCCAGAAGATGCACGATAGTTGAGCTTAGCTCGCATGAACAAAAGCAGTTTTTTGAGCTTAACCACACTCAAGGTTCAACCGCCTGTGACATGGCCTTTGGACTAAAGCATGAGGATGTGCTTGTCGCGGTGATGTCATTTGGAAAAAGCAGGTTCAATAAAAAGTATGAGTGGGAGCTGCTGAGATTTGCTACTAAGACAGGAACATCCGTTGCTGGTGCAGCGTCTCGTCTTTTTGGTCACTGGAGAAAGTTAAATCCGTCTTCATCGATTATTAGCTTTTCAGATAATCGATGGGGCACAGGAAACTTCTATGAGAATCTTGGATTTAAAAATGATGGTCAGACGGGGCAAGGGTACTTCTACACTAACAGTAATGGAGTTAGAAGAAGCCGACAGCAGCACATGAAGCACAAGTTGAAGAAAGTTCTTTCAACGTTTAACGAGAATCTGTCTGAAAGAGAAAATTGCTGGAATAATGGATGGTACAGAGTTTGGGATCTAGGCAATACGCGATGGGTAATTGATAGACCGTCTTGATAACAGCATTAGCATAAATACTTCTACTAAATGGAGTATCTATGCCAATAGATGTAGGTGATATAGTTAAATCTGCCGGTGTGCAGCTGGAGCGACAAGCAACGGCGGCATTCGGCAATGCTGTGGAAGATTTTGTCCGAGGAAAGCTTGGATTGCGCCGCCCAGGAACGGGCAGTGCACTACCACCTGAGCTACAAACACGATCAAATGTCTGGGACGCAACCTCTTATGCTGCAGCCCTAGCTGGGGCAACTGAATTTAGACCTAAGCTTAAGTTTCTCTTTAAGGTGCAGTTTTTCTTCACACCTGAGATCATACAGGTGTTTCCAGATTTGGCAAGGAACAACTTCACCTTCATGATAAAGATGATTGATCGTCCCAAGGTTGACTTTGAGTATGAGGACGACATCAACCACTACAACTTCAGAACAAAGGTCCTGAAGAAAATCAGACACAGAGAACTGTCCGTGACGTTCATGGATGACGTCGGCAATAATGTTTTCGATTTCTTCAGAACGCTGATGATGATCTACTCTCCGATCGTTAGGGATTCGGTGAAGAGGGACAATCAGTACAATGCACTTCCCAATGGTAGGAAGTTTGAAACAGGAAGTGGAATGGTCTTTTCGGACTTAGGCAGCTTTTCAACAGGTGACATAGCGCAGCGCGGTGTAGTTGACACATACTCTGGAAATGCCATTTCGCTCATTAGGGTAAAGCAGATCTTTATTCAGCCAGCATTAAGAGGGGAAGAAGCGCAAAGAGCAATAAGCTCTAACTACTATGACTTTGTCAACCCCAGACTTATATCATTTGACCTTGATGATCTAAACCATGAGGTATCAGACGCTAATCTTTTGACGATGCAGTTTGACTACGATTGGTTAGAGATGACTAAGAACTCTGGGATTCAGAGCCAGGCTGATGGTCTTGGCCCTGAGTATCCAGTTGTTGTGGCATCAAAAACCGGTGAAAATGGAACAGGACAATCTGGTATAACTGCTGATATTCTTCGTGGGACAAACACCGATATACCACCTGCACAGGCTAGTTCAACACAGGGTAAAACTAATCCATACATCAACATCATCGCCAATGCGGCTGGGCAGATTACAACTAAGGTAACAAAGGACCTAGTTGACAAGGCCGTAAAAGGAATCGTGGGAGATGGCAGATTTGCTAACAGCAGAATTGGAAGAGCTTTTTCTGGTGGCCTGACAGACGCTCTAGGCAATGTAACTGGTGCTGTTGGTGGCATAGTGAGCTCAGCTGTGCGCGATCAAACTACAGGCCTCATCAGCACTCTTTCATCTGGGGCATCACAAGCCGGTGCCAGAATATCACGTTCTATCTTTTCTGATAAATCTACCGTAGGTGCAGATACTCTTCGTTCTAGGGTAGTTTCTCAACCATTCTACAACAGCACTCTGCCAAGCGGAGATGAGGGCGAATAATGGCGGCATACGGTCGATTTATTCCTAAGAACCCACAGAAGTACGTTGGAAATCCAAACAACATAATGTGGCGATCATCTTGGGAACTGCAGTTCTTTAAGTGGCTGGATCAGACACCGGCTGTTCTTAGGTGGGGATCAGAGGAGATAGCCATTCCCTACATCAGCCCACTTGACATGCGACAGCACCGCTATTTCCCAGACATCATTATCATGTACCAGCATAAGGATGGAACTATACGTAAGGAAATAGTTGAGGTTAAGCCGTATTCACAGACCGTGGCGACACCAAAAATGTCGGATAGAGATAAGCAAGCGCTAATTGTAAACGAGGCAAAGTGGAAGGCAGCTGCAGCATGGGCAGAGAGCCAAGGGGCTAAGTTTAGGGTAGTGACAGAGCGTACGATGTTCGCGGGTATGAAGAAAACAAGAACACCAGAAGTAGGAAAGGCAGTATGATGACTAAAAAGCTAACTAATCCTCTTGATGAACTTTTTGAAACTGCGCAGCCAGCTGGTGAGATGATAGAGTATCAGCAGGTAACTGAAGGTGAACTTTCTGCTATGCAGGATCCTGCAGGATCTCCAGAAAAAGATCAAGAAGATGTCGATATAGACAACAAGATAGACACGGTGTACAACAGCGCCATCGAAACTTTTCAACAGCAGATGCAGTACGCGGAGATAGTTGAACCTAGATATGCAGCCAGAAATGCTGAGGTTGCGGCAAACTATCTAAACATCGCCCTAAATGCTGCTGGCATGCGCGCGCGCGTGAAGGCCGACAGAAAGAAAGCCAACACGTTCATTCCGTACGCCGCAAAAAATCAAAATGGCGCGGTAGTAGCAAGCCTTGACGACATCATGAAGATCATTTCGGTCGATGCTGACACCAAGGAAATCAAGTGAAGCTGCTAGAGATAACACAGAGATCAGTTGCTGACTTGAAGATAAAGTACACAGGCGGTGACTTCGACTGCAGCAACAACCAGTTGACATCCCTTAAAGGAGCACCATCCCATGTAGGTGGTGACTTTGCCTGCTACGACAACAAGCTGACATCCCTTGAGGGAGCGCCATCCCATGTAGGTGCTCACTTCTTCTGCAACAGCAACCAGCTGACATCTCTTAAAGGTGCACCATCCCATGTAGGCGGTGACTTCGACTGCAGCAGCAACCAGCTGACATCACTTGAAGGTGCCCCATCCCATGTAGGCGGTCACTTCTACTGCGACGACAACCAGCTGACATCCCTTGAAGGAGCACCATCCCATGTAGGTGGTAACTTTTCCTGCTACGACAACAAGCTGACATCCCTCGAAGGTACCCCATCCCATGTAGGTGGTAGCTTCTTCTGCAGCGACAACCAGTTGACATCCCTTGAAGGAGCACCATCCCATGTAGGCGGTAGCTTCAGCTGCAGCTACAACCAGCTGACCTCCCTTGAAGGAGCACCATCCCATGTAGGTGGTCACTTCTACTGCAACCACAACCAGCTGACCTCCCTCAAGAACATCCACAAGATCATCAAGGAGATAAATGGTAAATTTTACTGTTACGGCAACCCAATCAAAGAAGGTCTGCTGTACATCCTGCTGATCAAGGGAGTGAAAGGAGTAAGTACACCTTGCCCAGACGCAGACAAGATCATCAACGAG